AAGCGGTATTCCTAAAGTATTTTCTTGTAACAACGTTTGAACGTGTGGTGTCACTTCTTCTAACTCATCATTATGAACTTCACAAATAATCTCATCGTGAACCTGAACTAAAATATTACTTTTCTTATCTGATAGATATTTATCAACTTCGATCATTCGCTCACTAAGAATATCTGCACTTGTTCCTTGAACTAAATAATTCACCCCTTTATAAGCTAACTCTTTAGGTACAACGTAAAGTCTCCCATATCTATTCTTTATCCACCCCCTACTACTAACAACACGCACCACCTTCTCAAAGAACTCTCGTGACCCTTTTAGTCCCTTGAAATACTGTTTCTTGTAAGTAGCAGCTTGTTGCATGGAGACACCTAGTTGTACTCCTAGTTTACGGGAGCCAATCCCATAGATAGTACCAAAGGTAATAGCTTTTGCCATTTGGCGATAGTACTTATACTCTGGGTCGTCCTTCTCAACATTGAAAGCTAGTGTAGCAGCTTCACCGTGAAAGTCCACGTCTTCCTTTTTCAATAAAGCAACAATCTCCGGGTTGCGGAAGTAGTCTAGGAATACCCTAACTTCCATTTGAGAATAATCAAACCCCACTAACGTATAACCGGGGCGTGGAATAAATAGCCGCCGTATCGAAATTTCAGATTCATTGGATTCATTGTATGATTCATCGCCAATAAACCCCCATGTATCTATAACCTCATCAGATAAGTCAGCGTTAAACACTCCTCCTTTAGCCGCTACCGCCGCAGAGATGCGCCCACGGACTACCTCACGCTCCTCTGGTAACAAAGGGTCGTCAGATAACCGAAAATGCGTTCGGGGTAAGTTTTGGAGGTTAGGGTCTCTAGAAGATAGGCGACCTGTTAGAGTCCCCCAGTTACAAAAGGATGAATGTACAGTATTAATATCAAAGTACGGTTCAAGGTAAGTAGCTCTTAATTTATCTAAAGTACGGTATTGTCTTATATAACCAGCTACTGGATGGTTAATCTGCGCTAATGCTTCTTCCCCCCATGAATTATTTCCTTTAGAAGTTTTAACTGAAGATTCTACCCCTAATGAAGTTAGTGCTTCCCCTACTTGGGCGGGACTCGTTAGAAGAAACTCATGTCCTACCGCCTGAAAGATGCGTTCTTTAATTTGTTCCTGACGTTGTAGTATTTTACCTGCTGCTTGTTTAGCATAATTACTATCTACAGGTAGTCCACGTTTTTCCATGGTATATAAAACATGGGTTAGGTCTTTTTCTAAATCAAAAATCCTTGTCTGTTTAGTCCGTTCAAGTTCTTTGATTCGATCTTGGTATAACTTCCATGTATACTCCACATCTTTCTCACAATAAGGCCCTAAAATAGTCGGAGGGGCTTGCGAAAAATCTTTATTCCATTTGTTCTTGCGGAGTATTTTCTTAGTCGTTATATCGTACTCTGCTGCTTCTTCGCCATAACTACGTTTGATTGTGGCAGTCAGGGAAAATTCTCTAACATCCGCAGGTTCCGTAAGGCGAACTAATACAATTACATCAATAAGTTCTTTACCCCCTACAACAAGACCCTCATTCTCTAAAAAATGTAAGTCAAATTTAATGTTGTACCCAATAAGAGTAGAACAGTTGTTCATAACTTCCATTAGTTGGAACAGTTGTGGGGGATGTAAATTTACAGCTTCGAGAGAAGGGTAGTGTCTAAACGGGAAATAGTATGTATCCCCAGTTTCGACAGCTACCCCAATCCCGCAAATTTGATTTTTACCGTGCCACTCCAGACCATTAGTTTCTACGTCTACAACCCAAGTTGTATACTGTTTAAGGTCTGTAAGAACTGATTCGTATGTGTCTGGAGTAACTAACATTAGTTGAAGAGGTCATCGTCCAGCATTTTTGCTTCTTCTGTCTCTAAGGACACACCTGCACTAGATGGTAATGTTGTAGCGGCTTGCCCATACCGATCTTTATAATACTGTTTAATACCAATAAGATCAGGAATTGAAGCTAGTTTATCCGCAGGTACGTCAGTGTTTCTTGCAGTTGCAGTCAACGTGTATGATGTATCATACATTCCCGTACCTGTGCGTTTCACTCTAACAACACCCTTGTTCAATGACCCCCAATCGTTGTAAACATCTACAAGTTGGTTCCAAATGTAATTACTACGCCCAAAACCTAGAGGGATAACCCTAAAGTCATTTACATGTTGAACAAACATCTTCTTACCTTGAGGGCCTTCAACTTCTTCCCAATCATCGAACCGCTTCTCTGTATGCATAATATCATGAACATATGCCCAAAATGCAAACTTATGAGATGCTCGTATGTTGTCGGGAACCTCTGAGGCATCTACAGCGTCATCCTTTAGAAGGTTAATCCAACGATTACCAGATCGGTATGTATAAAGATAAACTTCATCTAAAAGAAGATCATTTTCCTCTCCAGAAGCTACTGGCGTAAGAAAAGCTTGGTCACCATCTTTGAAAAAGATTTCCTGACCAGCAGCTTGTGAAGCTTGTGGATTAGCACGTTCTTCAACTCTATTTTGTATAGCGGATATACCACCCATATTTACACTCCTTTAGCCTTTACCAAAAGACTCTATCATCAATTACTTGTTTAAGTAATGTTTGTTGTCGTACTTCTTGCACGTCTTTTACCTTTTCAGGTAACTCTAACCATGATACCATACAACTGTCCCTCATGCAATTATTAATTTTATTAATCGCTTTTTGCCCCGCATCATCATTATCTAAACATAACACAATTTCTTCTGGGTGTAACGCCTTTAGTCTATTTTGCTGAGTATGGGAGAAAGAGGCACCTAGTAAAGCTACACTTGTGTACCCATTCTGATTGAGCCACATGGTATCTAACGCCCCTTCTGTGATACAGATAGTTTGTGTTGATTGTACCTTATGCTCCCCAAATAAAAGTTGCGACTTCCTTAATCCTTTAGAATAGAGATACTTAGGTGTTGCATCAATTCTACGTTCCATCCACCCAACTAAACGTTGTTTAGCATCATAAACAGGGATAATTAAATCCCCATAGTTATTCATACCGCAATCCCAAGCCTTAAGGGTTTCACGAGAAAAACCTCTATCAAAAATCCACTCAGGAACCATACGGCGTTTACCGGGGTACTCCACTTCACTGAGTTCATCCTCACTTGGAAACTCTTTCTCAAAGAAATCAAAATCAAATTCAACCGCATTATTTGCAATGTCCTGTTGTATATTTTGTACGTCTTGCCCTGTAAACTTTGAAAGAAAGGTTACCAGAGACCCTTGCCCACATCCTGCAAAACATATCCATTTACCAACCGTAACGTTAATTGAACAAGAAGGTAAATCATCTATATGAAACGGACAAGAAATGTTAAATTGGTCACGTTCTAAAGGAACATCTATTCCTGCATCCAGTAATAAAGTAGACCAATTAACCACTAACTCGTTTTACCTTTGATGCACGTAGGAACAATACAATGTCACTACTGTAACCATTAGCATCAACAACTCGACCACGCTTTATATCGCCAATCGTAATGTCCACTTTAGGTTTCCCCGGCCCTTTAGATGTACCTTGTTTTACAATAATACCATCTGAATTTTTAAACATATCAAACAAGCCCATAAGAGTACTCCTTACTAAAAACTACCGTCTTCTAGATCATCGTCCGTGACGAGTTCAAATTCCTCATCTTCATAGATTTTACCACAATCTACATCCCAATGCAAGTAATATTCTTCGGACGGTAATACCCCGTCTCGATATTTCTGTATCTGCATTAAACGTTTATCATCATTGTCTTCTACTAAACACATCGCCATAGCTACATCTGCTGCACGAATTAAAGCGTCCCCAAAAGCAACTTGATCGGCTCTAGGAGGCTCAAACATATTAGATGCTTCTCTAGTAGCTTGAGTTGAAACCCAGATTGCTGTGTTAGTAGATAAACATAAGTTTTTCATACCGTAGAAAAGCGCATGAGATTGTTCCCACATAGCTTTTTTACCATCCCCTGATGAAATTAGATATATACCATCTAACACCACAAAGTCTGGTGAATGTTTACGTATCAATCTAGCAATACTTTCAATAGAAATCGTCGCTTCCCCCTCAATGTGGTCGCAAACTAATAAGGAGCGTCCATTCAATTCCTTTAGAAAGTCCCTGTAACTGTTTTCATCTATTGGGTCACCATTTCGTAAAGCTTTATGGGAAAAGTCGTACCCCATCTTCTTGGCTAACACAACGTCAGCACGTAAACTAATCGCAGATGTTGTCATTTCAGTAGAAACTAGTAGTGTCTTATGCCCATTCATAACGGCTGTGGCTGCTGCTTCTACACACATCCACGTTTTACCAACGGTTGGGCGAGCAAACATAGCGATTAATTCCCCCGGCATCCACCCAACACCCGTCCCGTTAAAGGATTTAAAGGGGGTGGGGATACCCATTAACCCTTCCCCCATCTTACGTTTATTTGTTCGCTCTCGCCATTCTTCTAATCTACCTGATGTGCCATCATTATAGATAGCTACATCTTCATCTGTTTCAATTTCTACATCCCCCAGATTAGAAATAATAGAAGATAAAGCCTTTGTGGGGTTATCTTTTAATAACTCCTTTTGAGATTGGATAGAACTTACAATTTTACGATATACTACCTGATCTTTAAATTGATCAACAGCATAATCATAATTCAACGTCTGTGCTGACGGGTCTAGTGTTGGGTAATTTTCAACCAACGTCGCCGCAGAAGGAGTTTCTTTATATTGATCAACATAATTGATAATAAATGTATGTACTTCGCCATGTTTTGCAAAATCTTTACCTGTATATCTAAAATTTTTAAAATTTGCAGGGTCAGTTAAGTTGAACAGGACACCAGATTCTATGTATTCAAAACTTTGCATTCCTACCTCGCTCTATAAAGTACTCTTGGGCCACTACCATGAATATAGCATACCACACCATCCCCCGCTTTGTCATTCGCAACATCTCTAGCTTCAGGGAAAGAGGGGAAAGTTCCCTCTACCCATACTTCTTGGCTATAATTAAAAGCAGCTTTAGTAATAGATATGACTCTATACTGACCTTCGGGCGCAGTACGACCTGTTAAATCATTATCTATTAATTGTTTGCGTAGCGGAACTGAAGATTTAGTAAACCCACCTTTTCTATTAGTTCTTTTCGGCATCTGACCACTCCAATAACTTTGTTTCAATCTTCTTTTTTAACTGTTCGGAAGCTGCTGTTGGGAACCATTTAGTGTCTAGGAGTACAAACTTACGCCAGTACGCTTGCACTTTACCATTCCCGTAAGCTTTAACTTTATAGTATAACTCAGGATTATACGGTGTTAAATAATACTTAAACTCAAACCCTTTAAGTATATATTTAATAGATACAGAATCTGAGTTAGTATTAATACCATTATATAAACCGGATAAAACTTTAAATAAACCATATTTTTCGATAGCTTGTTTAATAATTTTTAGGTCGTACCCGATAAAACCTTTGTTAGAGTATTCCTTATGGTGTTTACGGGAGTATAACCACGTAAATTCTTTCCGCACATCCTGCGAATTATAATCCTTTAAAGATTTTCCGTTCCGTTTAACCATAACAAAAGCCTTCGATCTGTACTTCCACCCAATTTCTGTTTAATTCGATTACGGATTTTATAAGCGGATTCCTGTAGTGTATTAGAAATCTCATCCATTGTCAAGTTATCTATTCGTAATTGCAGAAAGGATTGCTCAGGTTCTGAAAGATTTAATCGACTTAGTACTGAGTTTAGCATCAACCGTGAATCCATGTCAACTGTTACTGCTATGGCTTTTTGCGCTGAACTAGGAGAATGACCCCAATCGTCTGATTCCCATAAATGTAAAATAGCATCTAAACTTTGTGGTTGGGGTCTACGTTGAGCCTTCGTTATCAGGGTTCGGATTGTATTGATCATCGTAGTATGCAAATATGTGTGAAAAGATACTTTGCGTTCTGGGTTAAACCCTTTTGCGGCTTTCATTATAGAAATTCGTAGCTCTTGTGCAATATCTTCTCGATCCATGCCCCTAATAGAAGTTGTTTGTAACATTCGATTTATTTTAGGTTCCCATTGCTTTATTAAATTATCGTCTATCCGCATTCATAACTCCCCCTTTTCCCTTCTGTTTGCTATACTATAAGTATAGCACACTTATGTCGATGAATCAATGTTTTTCCATGGTTCTTCTCTACGGGCTTTATAAAGACAATCTTTGCTACAATAAATATATTTACTTTTAGAACTTAGTAATTGATGCCGCCTACGTCTAAAAGGGGTTCGACAGAATTTACAATGTACTAAGATTCTATGGTAGTTATAACGACAACCATCATGTAAGTGTTGTATACGTTCAGCACGAGTTGCACCGACTGGTACGTCTTCCCCACACGCTTTACACTCAATTCGTTTTGGTGCCTTCGTTCGAGCCACAAGTATGCTTCTAGTTGGAAGGTCAGCCTTTTTTAGAACCCTGTGAACATACGCCTTGTCCACCCCAACCTGCTCTGCAATTCTTGTTAATCTTATAATTGGGTTTTCTTTACGTAGCTGTATTATTTGCTCACGCTTAGAAGTCATCTAAGCTAGCATCAGCAGACGCACGAGCCGCATCCTGTTCATATAGCACTACGAGTTTTTGTATTCTGTTTTTTAGGAGAGCAGCTAGATACGAAGCATCTACATCTCCCGTTTCCCCCAAGTCCTTTATACGGCTAGATGCCGCAACAACCCTTGTCCATTGTGCGTCTGTAAATGATACCGTTACATCAGGCATTAGTTTTTCTCCTTTAGTTGCTTCACTTCGTCTGAAAGTTCTTGTACTGCTTTTATTAGCATAGGAATAAATTCTGAATATCTGGCTCCATAATAATCTTCATCTTCACCGCCATGTGTAATACCGCCAAACTCTTCGATAGAATTTATACCATGTTTTTTAAGTGTTTCCATGACTTCTTGTGCTATTATACCGTAGTGGGTTTGATCCACCTTGTCTTCTTTTTTATTTTTCCATTTGTATGAAACAGGGTTTAGGTCGTTAACAAAGCCCAAC